TGATGTAGTAGGAGCAAGAGAACTTAGAATAGGAAATGTAGCTGCAGCAAACGGAGTATTTACTCATAATGAACATACATTTGTTAAAGCACAAAGAGGAACAATAGATGCAGTATCAGTAGGAGCTGCAAACGTAACAATGAACTTTGCAAATACTAATCACTTTGCATTAACATTGGGAACAAATTCAAACTTAAATAGACCAAGTGGACTTACCGCTGGTCAAACTGGATCCATATTTGTTATACAGGACGGTACTGGATCACGAACATTGAGTTATTCATCTGTATTTGATTTTGCTGGAGGAACAGCTCCAACATTAACAACAACAGCATCTGCAGTGGATCGTATTGATTATGTCGTTAGATCATCTTCAAGCATTCATGCAGTTGCCACATTAGCTTTAAGTTAGAGGTAATATGACAAGTCTGTCAGAAACAAGTTTATTAGCAGGGTCTTCTGGACAAAGTACTGGTTACACAATAGATCAATCGATTAGGTTTAATCCTGGTGATTCACCTTATATGCATAAAACCTATTCTGGTGCAGGAGATAGAACTTCTTGGACTTGGAGTTGTTGGTTTAAGTTAGGTTACTTAAATAATTTGACACCAGCATCAAATCTTTACTATCAATTTTTTTCTGTTGATGAAGCAACTAATGATGCTAATAGAGGAAGTTTTCATATTATAAATGACTCAGGTGTGGCAACTGCTACTCAATTTCAATTTATAGGACATAGCACAGTATTTTTAAAAACAAATAGACAGTTCCGTGACCCAAGTGCTTGGTATCATTTAGTATTAGTATGGGATTCTGATAATGGATTAGCATCTGATAGAGCAAGACTTTACATTAATGGTGAAAGAGAAACAAGTTTTGCTACTCAAAACAATCCATCATCTGGTCAAGAAATAGGAATTAATTTAGCAGCACAACATAAAATTGGTGCTTCAAAAAATATATCTAGTTCTGCTATTGAATATTATTTTGATGGTTATATGGCAGACATACATTTTCTTGATGGATATAGTTATGGACCAGAATACTTTGGTGAGCTTAAAGAAGATACAGATATTTGGATCCCTAAAGAATATACAGGTAGTTATGGAACAAATGGGTTTAAAATTGATGGTAGAGATTCGGGTGACTTGGGTGATGATGAGTCAGGTCAAGGTAACGACTATACAACTAGTGGTCTTGCTGCAAATGATCAAGTTCTTGATTCACCGACAAATAATCATGGAGTTTTCAATGTTCTAGAGGCAAATTTGAGATATTCAACAACTTTATCAAATGGTAATAAAACAATTACATTTCCATCTGGTAGTACTGGTTGGAGTGGTACACGATTAGGATTTTTTAGAAGTAACGGAAAAGCATATGCTGAGTTTAAAGTAAATCAAGCATATTCTCATACTAATGGAGATGGCATTACAATATTTGTTGCAAATGATTCAAATGATTCGGTTAGTGCTGGAGGTGGTACTGGATCTGCAAAACTTGAAGCTGCATATAATGCACTTGATGGATCCATTTATGACGGAACATCAAGTCAAGGAACTGGAACAACATGGAATTCAGTTAATGCAGTTATAGGAGTTTATATAGATTTTGATAGTGGTAAAGGTTGGTTTTCTAAAGATGGAACTGTACAGACAGTAAATGGTACACCTAATGTAAATGATGGAACAAACGCTCATTTTACATTTACAGCAAACACACCTTTAACAGTAGGTGTTGGAGGAGTACATTATGCAACAGTAGGAATTGTAACTTTACAAAACCATAAAGATGAATGGGGTACAACACCAGGAGGTAGTTATACACCATTTAGTACAAAAGCAGAAGGAGATGCATAATGCCAAAACCAGCAATAGTCAGAGGATCCGATCAACATTATAGTTTTACATATGAAGGTAACGGAACAGGTCAAACTGTAGGTAAATTTGTTCCATTCACAGATAATGCAACTATAGGACAAAGTTGTTTATTTGATGATGGAAGTGAACCAAAGCTAGCTAGAACTCCATCTTCAGCAGGTAATAGTGATACATTTACTTGGAGTAGTTGGGTAAAAAGAGCTGGTAATATGGGATCATTACAAGTTATTTTTCAACATGGTGCAGATATCAACAACTGTACTCAGTTAAGTTTTGATTCAAGTAATAGGTTAGGATATCAACACGTTGATGGTGGAGGTAATACTGATTCTCTTGTAACAAACAGAACTTTTGCAGATAGAGGAGTTTGGTACCACATAGTTTTACGTGTTGACACAACCCAGTCAACGGAAGCAAACAGAGTAAGATTCTATGTCAACGGCGAGCAAATATATAGCTTTAGTACTGCAAATTATCCATCACAAAATACAGACACAGATATGAATACTACAAATGTATTTAATATTGGTGAGCAAATATCTTCAACAAAATATTCATTTGATGGTTATTTTGCAGAAGTTAATTATGTAGATGGTACATCTTATGGTCCTGATACATTTGGTATAACGGATACATCAACAGGAAAGTGGATACCAAAAACATTAGATAGTGTAAGTTATGGAACAAATGGATTTAGATTTACATTTGCAAACTCAGCAGGTCAAACAATTGGAGATGATACAAGTGGTAATGGTAATGATTTTGCTGTTACAAATATCAATGCTGCAGATATAATGAAAGATTCTCCAACTTCAAGTTTTACCACTATGTGTGGTGATGACACTGGAAGTTTTACTATCGATCAAGGAGGTTTAAATATTACATCTCCAGGATCAGGACAATACGAACAAATAATTGGATGTCAAAATTTTGGAGTTTCAACTGGTAAATGGTATTGGGAAATGAGAGTTTATAATAAGGGTAAGACAGGAGTAGGTTGGAAAAGTGATTCTAATGTAGGTGGTGGTGCTGCAGCTGATACAGGTGGAAGTATAGGTACAGTTTATAATGTTGGAAGTTCAGGTGGTTTTGCTGATGGTGAATGGACTGATGATTATTCAAATGCTTACAGTAACTTTTCAACTTTTACAGCAGCAAGTGCTGGAGACATAGTTATGTTTGCTATAGATTTAGATAATAGAAAAGGATATGTTGGTTTAAATGGAACTTGGTTTAATAGTGCTAATCCAGCTAACGGAACTGGAAGCATAGGATTAGGTGGAACTATTACAACTAATCATGCTATAGGAGCTAAATTTTATCCTATGATGTTAAGATTAGATAGTGCTGGACAAAACAATTTTAACTTTGGTCAGAATCCAACATTCAGTAATGCATACGCCCCCAGTTTTGCTGCAAACACTGCTACATCAGGACCTGGTTTGTTTAAATATACACCTCCAACAGATTTCTTGGCTATAAATTCTGATAATCTTCCTACTACAAATAAAGGTAGACCAGCTTTATCTTGGACAAAAAATATAGATAGATCTAGTTTAGCTATCATAACTGACTCAGTAATGGGTCCTGTATCTAGTGGAAATGCTGATTTTGCAGATGCAATTTTCCCATCATCAACTGGTGCAAGAGCTTTGCAAACTGGAGGAAAGCGAGCTCCTACAGCTGGTGGTTTTAGAGTAATATCAGGAGGAACAGCTATTAATGCTCAAAGTGAAACTCATTGTTCTTGGAACTGGGTTGGAAACAATGGTACACGAACTGCAAATGCAGATGGATCTGGAGCAACAACTGCTTCTACAATTGAAGTCAATGATACAGCTGGTTTTAGTGTGGTTCATTATAACGGAGCTGGAACCTCAGATAAAAAAATAGCTCATGGTTTATCACAAACACCTGAAACTATATGGTTAAAAAATATAGTTGAAAATTCTTCAACAGGATCTGGTGTATCATGGAGAGTTTATCATCACAAAGTATACAACGTTACTAGTGATAGGAATAGTTATTTAAGATTCGATTCAGATGATTCTCATACTGCTGTAGGTGATACATTTGGAGATACTGCACCTACCAATAAAGTATTCACTGTGGGTAATGATGTACACAGTAATGCATCTGTATCTGGAGGCACAGCACAGTATATGGCATACTGCTGGTATGGGATTGATGGATTTTCAAAATTTGGATCCTACACGGGAAATGGAGATGCAGATGGTCCATTTATTGTAACCGGGTTCAAACCGGCATACTTGTTAATTAAAGGAATAACAATTGGAAATAATTGGATACTTTGGGATAATACAAGAACACCAGTTAATGAATGTGATAATGTTTATTATCCTGATCTTCAACAGGCAAATGCAACATCAGGAAATGATATGGATCTTTTATCAAATGGATTTAAAATTAGAGGTACTAATTCAAATTATAATGGAGATTACATATATGCATATTGGGCTTTTGCAGAACACCCGTTTATTGGTGACGGAACTAACCCATGTCCAGCAAGATAAATAAAAAAATATTATAAATAGATTATATAAGGAGATAAATTATGGCAGAACCAGCACAACAAGGCTTACCTCAAGATAAAATAGTAGATCAACCTAAGCCTGAAGCAATGCAAATGAAACAAGGTGACGGAGTTGATGCAGTAAATGCATTAGCGTCAGGAGATGCAAACGGATTCAAACAAGCAATCCAAAACATGCTTAACAACAAAGTTGCTGATTACCTTGATGTAAAAAAACTAGACGTATCACAAAATTTTCTAAAAGCTAAAGAATCTGAATCTGAAGAACCTGAAGAAGAATCAAATGAAGATGAAGTAGAAGTTTTAGGTCAAGAAAAGGAGAAAGAGAATGCTGAAGTTTAATAGCTTACGCAAGTTGAAAGAAGGAGTTGGATCCCCTGCAGGAGATTATACAAAATCTTTGACTCAAGATGATGATGAAGAAGCAACAACGTATAAGCCAAGATCAAAAGGCGAACAAGATTTTGCTGGAAAACATACTAAAGATACAAAGAATCATCCAGTCGCACCAGAAGATCAATTTAAAGGTGGGACAAAGCATTCTGGGGACCACAAAGGATATGAAGGTGCACCAGGAGAAAAAAATGTTGTCAAAGCTAAGAAAACTTTTGCTCAACTAAGAGGCGGTGGAAGTAGTAAAAGAAAAGCAGATAAGACTCAAGGCGATATGGCCATGAAGAAAGTTAAAGAAGAATTTGAATTAAATGAGGCTATGGTTGCTGAAGATCCAATGCTAATGAGAACACTTACTAAAATGGCTTCAAGCAGAACTCCAATGCCAATGAAATTTAAAAGAGGTCAACCAATGACAGTTGATCAAGACCAAGCTAAGACATTAATTAAAGGTCTTAAAACAGTCAAGGGTCCTAGTTTAAAGGCTATGGCAAGAGATATAACTTCTAGTCCTGCAGACTTTATGAAGGCACTAGCATTTGCAGATAAGGCGAGGTAAGAATGTCAAATATTTATAGACCATTATCAAATGTAGCATCACTCACAACGGGTGGGATTGATGTATTCAAATCAACTTCTGTAGCAGTAGTTACAACTGGAACAACAGATAGAACATTAACAATATCTAATACAGCATTAGAAGTAAATGGTGGTGGTAGATATGGTACAACTGGTTCAGTTGGTCAAGCACAAGTTTATTTAAAAGCTGGAGAGTATCTCGTTATCAATAAAAAGTCAACAGATAAAATAGCAACAAGTTCTGGTACAGATGTAAAAGCATTTGGTGTCGCTAAAAAGGAGTAGAGATGAAACTAATATGCGAAGTTAACGAACAAGACGTTCAATATATTACTGAAGCCAATGAAAATGGTCAAAAAGATTATAAGATCAAAGGCGTGTTCATGCAAGGTGAAATCAAGAATAGAAATGGAAGGGTTTATCCAATGCAAGTTCTTGATGAGCAAGTAAAGAAATATAATGAGAACTACGTTAAACAAAACAGAGCATATGGTGAGTTAGGACATCCAAGTGGTCCTACAATTAATCTTGAAAGAGTAAGTCATATGATTACAGACTTAAATAAAGAAGGTAATAACTATATTGGTGAAGCTAAAATTATGGATACACCATATGGTAAGATAGTAAAGAATTTAATGGACGAAGGAGCTAAGCTAGGAGTTAGTTCAAGAGGCATGGGATCGTTAAAACAAAACGGAAATTCCCAAGTAGTACAAAAAGATTATCATTTAGCCACCGCTGCTGACATTGTAGCTGATCCAAGTGCGCCAGATGCATTTGTTGAAGGTATTATGGAAGGCAAAGAATGGGTTTGGGATAACGGAGTTTTGAGAGAAGCTCAAGTTAATGAATACAGGGAAGAAATAAAGAAAACTTCTAAAGCTGACCTTGAGGGAGCGAAGTTAAAGATATTTACCGACTTTCTTTCAAAACTTTAAAATATTATAAATAATTAGTAAAACTAGACTATAAATTAAGGAGAAAAATTATGTCTGAACAAGATCTTAAACAAGATCAGGAAGCAATTGAAGATAGTCAGCCAACGGAGCTAGATGAATTCAAGGCATCAATGGGTGACCCTTCAGAAGTTCCTGAGCCAACATCAACAACAGCAACCGCTCCTGGTCCGAGTAAAGATCAAGGAGACAAAGTAGCACCAAAGCAAGGTTCTTCTAAAACAGAAAAACCTAAAGAAGTATCTACTAAAATGGGTATGATTAATGCAATGGTTAAAAAAATGTCCGGTATGAATAAAGATGCAGTAAATGCTATGTACATGGAAACTATGGGTAAAAAAATGCCTATGGCTTCATCTAAAATGAAAATGGGTGAAGAAGCTACTACTGAATTTAAAGTAACTGCAAAAGATATTGACGTTAAAGATGACGTTAAAGCACTTTTTGGTAACGAAGACCTTTCTGAGGACTTTAAAGAAAAAGCAGCTACTATATTTGAAACTGCAGTTGTAAACAAAATCAACGAAGCTATTGACACTTACAAAGAAACTATTAATGAGTCATTTGCACAAGATACTCAATCTATCAAAGATGAATTATCTGAAAAAATGGATACTTATTTAGACTATGTTGTAGAGTCATGGGCTAAAGATAACGAACTTGCTATCGAGCAAGGTTTGAAAGCTGAACTAACAGAAGACTTCATGTCTGGATTAAAGAATCTTTTCGAAGATCATTACATTGATATTCCAGAAACAAAAGTTGATGTAGTTGAAGAGCTTGCAGCTAAGAACGAAGAGTTACAATCTCAATTGAATACTGAAATGGAAAAGAACATGGAAGCTAAAAAAGCAATTGAAGAAAATGATCAACAAAAGATTATTGATGAAGTAACTGAAGGTCTTGCTGAAACTCAAAAAGAAAAGTTTCAAACTCTAGCCGAAGGCGTTGAGTTCAAAGATAAAGAATCGTTTCAAAAGAAACTATCAATAATTAAAGAAAGTTATTTCTCTGTCGATAATGATAAAGAAGTAGCTGATTTAGTGGGTGAAACTGATGAACCTCTTGATGAAGAGGCGAAACCTGAAGGATCTTCTATTGATCCGAAGATGGCAGGCTATGCAGCAGCTATCTCAAGGTCTCTAAAGAAGTAAGTATATTATAAATATTATATAACAAAGAAAAGGCTGACTTTTCAAAATTTTAACCAATTAGGGAGAAACATAAAAATGTCTTATATTACAGAAGAGCTAGTGAACAAATGGCAGCCAGTCCTTGAACATGGGGATCTTGACCCTATTAAAGATCCACACAAGCGTCAGGTTGTTGCCACTTTACTAGAAAACCAAGAAAACGCGGCTCGTGAAGCTGCTTCTGGTTCTGGCGGATATTCTATGCCTTCGCTATTAGGTGAGGCCGCTCCAACTAACGCAATGGGAGCATCATCATCTACAGCTGGCGACGGTTCAGTAGACATATTTGACCCAGTTCTAATCTCACTTGTAAGAAGAAGTATGCCTAATCTTATTGCATATGACATCTGTGGTGTCCAGCCAATGACTGGTCCAACAGGTCTTATTTTTGCTTTAAGATCAAGACTACAAGATCAAACAGGTGATGAAGCATTATTCAACGAAGCTAATACTTCACATTCAGCTATCGGTTCTCAAGCTGCAAACACATCTAACTTCGGTGGTGTGCTTGACGGTTCTGCAGGTACTGACCAAGCTGGTAACGATCCAACAGCTAGAGCATCTGGTTCTGGTTACACACTTCACCAAGGTATGTCTACAGCAACAGCTGAAGCATTAGGTGATGCTGCTGCTAACTCGTTTGCAGAGATGGCTTTCTCAGTAGAGAAAGTTTCTGTTACTGCAGTATCAAGAGCTCTAAAAGCAGAATACACAATGGAACTAGCACAAGATCTTAAAGCAATCCACGGTTTGGATGCTGAATCAGAACTTGCTAATATCCTTTCTGCTGAGATACTAGCTGAGATTAACAGAGAAGTAGTAAGAACAATCAACTATACAGCTACTGCTGGAGCACAATCAAATGTGTCTTCTGCTGGTACATTTGACTTAGATGTAGACAGTAACGGTAGATGGTCAGTTGAAAGATTTAAAGGTCTAATCTTTCAAATTGAAAGAGAAGCTAACCAAATCGCCAAGTCAACAAGAAGAGGTAAAGGTAATGTATTGATCTGTGGATCAGACGTTGCTTCTGCACTTCAAATGGCTGGTGTTCTTGATTACACTCCTGCATTATCTTCGAATCTAAACGTTGATGATACTGGTAACACATTTGCTGGTGTACTTAACGGAAGAATCAAAGTATATGTAGATCCATATTTCTCAAGCGCATCTGGTAGTCAATACTTTACACTAGGATATAAAGGTGCATCTGCATTCGACGCAGGTCTATTCTATTGTCCTTATGTACCACTACAGATGGTAAGAGCAGTTGGCGAGAATACATTCCAACCAAAAATCGGGTTTAAAACTCGTTATGGAATCGTCGCTAATCCATTTGCAACTTCAAATGCTGATGGTGCTATTGCATTCGCTAAGAAGAATATCTACTATAGATTCGTGATCGTTAATAACTTAATGTAATTTCGATTACACTTCGAACTAAAAAGGGAACTTCGGTTCCCTTTTTTTTTGCCTAAAAAACAGATAAATAGTATTATGAGCGCATTTGATAAACAACCAGATAACCAAAACTTTTTATCACCACTAGGTTTTAGATTTATTATAGATAAATTACCTATAGTAAACTACTATTGCCAAACGGCCTCTTTACCTTCTGTACAGCTACAAGAAACAGAAATACCAAACCCTTTAGTTAGAATACCTTTAGCTGGTACAAAGCTAACATATGCTCCACTAGATATTAGATTTAGAGTAGATGAAGATATGAATAACTACCTTGAGATATATAATTGGATGACCGGTCTGGGAACACCTGTAGATATAAAACAATATAAAGCATTAAATGAAACTGGAAATAGATCTACAGCTGGTACAGGTAAGATGGGTAATGTAATGAAGGGTGTATTTAGTGATGGAACATTGGTAGTTTTAACAAGTGCACAAAATCCTAACAAAAGGATCCAATTTGTAGACTTATATCCAATTAACTTATCACCACTACAATTTGATGTTACAGGTTCAGATGTAGCATACATAGAAGCTGACGTTACTTTCAATTATAGATCGTTCACTGTTGCCTCTGCTTAAAAATTGTTATATAATAACAATATGAAGTTAGAAGAGTTGCTAGAACTATGGAAGAACGATAGTAAAGTAGATGATGTTGACTTGGATACTGAGAGTCTTAAAATACCAGAGTTACATGGTAAATACTTAAAGTATCTTTATGATGCAAGGATCCAACTTAGAGCGTTGAAGATTAAACAAAAATCCTTATCTAATA